TCCAGTCACCATATTGACGGTCGATGCGTTGACCACCAATCTCAACCTCAACTTGAGAGATGAGTTGCTCACCAGGGAAATCTAACCAACGGGCGTAAACGTGGTTAACAGGGTTAGACATCTGTTGGTTGATCTCAGGAAGAGTCACCTGAAGGTATGTGCGGTAAGCAAGATCACCGTTGCGGCTGATAGTGCATGTAACACGGCGACCAAAATCGGCTTGGCCATTGAATGTTTGCTCAATGGACTCCATTGCAAAGTTTGTGTGGCGTCTGTAAGAGACCTTCCAGAAAGTGATTTGAGGGTTACCCGTAAGATAGACATCTTGGGCTCCGTAAGCTACGAGTTGCATTAATCCACCTCCCATGGTTATAATATTGCTAAATATTTTTTTTTCGTAGAAATACATCGTCCACTACATTAAATTAATTAATTAAATTTGAATTAAAATGTTCTTTCATGAATGAAACGAGATAATCGTCGGACAAATATTCAGTTTTGCCTTCATGTTTTTTTAAAAAAATATATCTATTGTTATTCTTTTTAATAGACCAACCAGTGTTTAATACATTATATAACAAACATAGTATATATTTTAATGGGTTATTAAAGCCGTTTACATGAGGCGATACATGTGGTCTAATGTTGTCGTCAATTATTATCTTATTACAGTGTTTTTTTAGAATATATGTATTCTTATTTTTTGTTATTTTCCAACTATCATCTAAATAATCGTGTAAATATTTCATAGTTGTTAACTTTGTTAAATCAAGTGTATTTACATTAAAATCATTTATGACGACATTCATTTTTTTGTTAAATAGAGAGAAAACATTAATTAGATTATAACTCGTATATTCTTAACCTTAATAATATATTAAACATATCCTAATATTTGATATATAAATTAACCATGCCTGCGTTTAAACATAAAACTAATAAAAAAATTGTTTTGGACGAAAAAAGTATTATAACCTTGGACAGTAAACATAAGGAATTTGAAAAGAATTTTGAAAAAGATAAGTCTGAATTGTTGCCAGAGTTAAGGTGTAAAAAAAAATATCTAACCAAATTATTAGATGAAGACGGATTATCAATTGAACAAAAACTAGAAATCAACGATAAAATATTAGAGGCGTCTAATGAAATTAAATCAATAAAGAAGAAGAAAAAAGATTATTATCTCAACAACAACCAGTATATTTTTGATTATTTTGAAAGTAAAAAGGAGGTTTCAATGAATAATAATAAAACCAAGCTATTAAACACGTTCTTTAAAATTAATTCTTCGGTAGATTGTTCTAATAATTCGAGTGAGAATAAAGAGAAGATTTTAAAGTATCTATCTAATCTGGATGAATCTTTTATTGATATTAACAAGTATGTTTTTAATAATGATATATGCCAAATATGTAAACGCGGTGAATTGATACCAATCGATCACGAAGGAATTATGGTCTGTAACCATTGTCACAAACATATTCAATATTTAGTCGAGAATGAAAAACCTTCATATAAGGAACCACCCAAGGAAGCTTGTTTTTATGCTTACAAAAGAATAAATCATTTCAGAGAGATATTAGCACAATTTCAAGCAAAGGAAACTACACAAATCCCTGAAGATGTTTTGGAAAATATTAAGAATCAGATTCGTAAAGAGCGGGTAGATTTGTCACAATTAAATAACAAAAAGGCAAAAGATATTCTTAAGAAACTGGGATACAATAAATATTACGAACACATACCATTTATTAAGGATAAATTAGGAATAAAACCTCCTGTAATGACGCCTGAATTAGAAGAATCGTTGTGTAATTTATTCATGGAAATTCAAGGACCGTATGCGAAATATTGTCCGGATGATCGTGTTAATTTTTTAAATTACTACTATACGGTTTATAAATTGTGCGAATTACTAGACCAAACACAATTTTTACCATACTTTCCGATGTTAAAGGATCGCGAAAAAAGAATAGAACAAGACGAAATATGGAAAAAAATTTGCGAAGACTTGAATTGGGAATTTGTACCGACTATATAATACGCGGTAATTATGATAATTCAGTTTATAAATGTTTGTAACAGACATTTTATATTTCTATACATATATATATATGAATACGATAGAAATGTTTACTAGTTACGAATCAGGAACTGGTATGTTATATAATAACCCAAATACAAATACAAATACAAATGTGAATACAACTACAAATCTATTACAAATGGATTTAGCCTACTCTGAAGATATATATTTTCCTGAATCATTATTAAGCGGATGGTTAAATGTGTCTGGTGTAATATTAACAACTAGTCTTGTATTTTACCACATGTCACGGGTAAAATCTATCAAGGTTGAACCGTATTTGGCAAAGATTATCGCTATAGGATTAATCGTAATATCAACATGCTATATGATGTATGCCCTGGTACCTTACACTAAAAGAATGAATTATAACATTAATAAGTGTATTCAATTAAAAGAATGTTCGGATGAACAGACAACTGAACTTAAAATTTTAAAATGGTCTTACTTGTTATTAGGGCTTATAACTCTAATTATTCAATATACTATTACATATCTAGTTGTAATTACAATTTGATAGATCATGATTATGATTTCATTTAATAATATTATTAACAATATAATTAATAATATTAGCATATAGCATCATATCGTATCGTGAGATACAACATGTTTTTATGCGAATCCTCCGGGAAATTTGACGAGATTGGCACCAATACCAAATCCAGCACCAGAACGAGCACTAATTGCTAAGCTGGGTACATAGGTATCGAGAATGCTGAATGTGGCAGCAGCTGTTAAAGCAATGAGGGAGACCTCATCTAAGTTAAGAGCCTTCTTGGGTATAGCGTAAGCAGCAATAGCAACCATTAAACCCTCAACCAAGTATTTAATGGCTCTTTTGACAAGTTCACCTAAATCTAACATATCTAGCATTTATATAAATTAAAAAGAAAAAATATTTCGTAAACCATTATTAATATGACATAGATAATTTAATATAATTGATTTAATTATATTAAATTATCTATGTCATAATTTACACAACATATCAGCAGTTGATATAAATTAGTTAGATCGATTGATTAGATTGATTCGATTGATTCGAATGATTGATTTGATCGATAGATAGTTTCTTCGTAAAAACACTTAAATATTAATAGTTAATCTAAGTATAATGAGTTTTTCTAAACCTATTAATGTTGAATTAAAAACAAATCCGGATGGAACTGAAAATCCTAAATATGTCGATTTATTAGACGAAGACAAATCAATTGCCGGACAAAAGTTTGCCTGCTTGTCGTTTATTTCGCCTGAACATATTTTAAAGCAGAGAGAGGTGTTTATGTTTGAGGAGTTTATTAAAACATGGGACTTTAGTAAGTCTATGGAAAAGTTCACGCAATTTTTAAACTTCTTATCATTCAAGTATCATATTGACTTTGATAAGGTTACTGCGGATTTTCAGGAATTTACAAAGGATGAGAAGGATAATCTAATCAAATCTAATATGGTGGACGATTATAAGAACTATATGGATGAAAATGAAGAGCGTCTTGAAAAGGTATTTGGAGAGGAACATCAATTCCAAACCTCTATTCGTGGTATCAAGGTACGAGGTGTTTTCCCAACTCAACAAGAGGCCGAACTAAGATGTAAGATGTTAAGACAAGTTGATCCAAACCACGACATCTATGTTGGACCTGTTGGTACATGGATTCCATTCCACCCCGAGGCGTATAAGACTGGTCGCGTGGAATATATGGAGGAAACATTAAATGAACTTATGAGCGAAAAGAAGAAAAACGAAGAAAAGGCTAAAGATGAATTTGATACAAGAGTAAAAGAGGCAAAGTTGAAGGCTATGGAAGATAATAAGAAAAAAGCATTAGAATCTGGTAATAAATTAACCCAAACTGTTACTAAAGATGGGGATTTAGTTTCGGTCGCAAACATGAACACTCAAGAAACCACGATGAGTGATAATGCTACACTTGCCGAGGTAAGACAGTCGCTCTTCGAAGGTGACAATATTGTAACTGATGTTAATACCGATAAAGGCCTATCGTTGTTAGGTGCTACTTCAACCCAAGTGTAAGTTAGATTGGTTATACATTGTATACCATCATCCCCTCTCCGGTTACCTAATCATTTTATACGATATGACTATGTATTTTACTATATTTTATAGTTAAATTACATATGATGACAATTTACATAAAAAAAATGCTCATATTCACAGCATTTTTTTTATGACTTTTTTATTTTATGACTACATAATAATACTAACTAACTAACTAACTAAACTAACTAACTAACTATCATTTCTATTACATGACGCGAATTCTACTTTATTATTTATTTATATAACCTTACCAACCTACGCATTTTCTTCAATCTCTTCGTGGAGAGTAGCGCCATGTTCAATAAGTAGTTTGCTGATCTC